ACCTCAAATAAGTGGTTTGCTGCCTAATTTCATTTTCTGGCGACCAACACAAGTCATCTTGCTGTCAGTTGTTTGGATTTCCGGTAGCCTGCCGCGTAAAGAGCTACGTTTGGAAGACAAGTTGAGCCTTCATATTTTCTGGTCAGCGTTGTCAGTGTTATTACTTCTGCTCTCATTGCTGGTTTGCGCTTACATTGCAAGACCACTCGTGAGGGGGTTGGTCTGTGTAGCTTGTCGGAGCTAATCGCCTCCTGACTTTGCAGGTTTGCGCGACGAGCTCTACGACGAGAAGCTGAGGTGCCTTTAAATTCTGTTTTTCTGGACATAGATTCCTCCCGAATAAACTTTGGTGATGCAATCTCGAAGCTCTTCCTGAGACGGTTGCTTCGGCATTGCATCCCACAGCTCATGTGGTTGGGTGATCTGGCTTTTCAGCCACGTAGTCGAGTGCTCGACGTTGTTTAAAGAGCATGCCAGTCTGTTCCGTTTGGCTTCCAGCTTCCTGCTGATGGCTAAATAGTACGATGTGTACTTTACTGAGTCAATACAAAATGTTCTAAATATGGTTTAGTTTTTTATAACACTTTGTATTTTATTGATTTATATTTTGGAAAAAGAAAACCCGACGCTAAGGTCGGGTTATTGTTGTGTGTTTTAGAGTGGTGAGGCTGTTAACTAAATGTCTCTTCAGGCCACTGGCTGGCGATAACTTTCCCTACTACGGAACAGCTATCATTGCATGGAATCATTGGATATTGCGGATTTAGTGGTTGTAGGAACACCTGACCGCTATCCCTGATCAGTTTCTTGAAGGTAAACTCGTCACCACCAAGTCTGGCTATGCAGAAATCACCTGGCTCAACAGCCTGCTCAGGGTCAACGAGAATTAACATCCCGTCAGGAAAGCTTGGCTTGGATCCTGTTGGCGCGGTCATGGAATTACCTTCAACTTCAAGCCAAAACGCACAATCACTGGCTTTTTTGGTTGTGCTGACCCATCTCTCCGCATCACCTTTGGTAAAGGTTCTAAGCTCAGGCGAGAACATCCCGGCCTGAACATGAGAAAAAACAGGGTACTCATATTGTTTTTTAACGGGGGCAGATGAGTATTCGCCAACAGGTGAAAATGTACCGTCGTGGTTGAATGAGACGTTATCAATACCAAGGTATTTAAACACCACACCAATCTCGTCAAGAGATGGATGACGAGATCCGCGCAACCAGTGACCAATTCCACCCTGCGTCATACCAAGCTCTTCAGCTAACTTCTCTTGAGTTATGCCTAGCTCTTTCATTCTGGATCTAGCCAGTTCATACCATTTCATTTTCATACCCTTATTATTACGCTCTGTACTAAAATCATCCATGCACAAGATGTATTTTTTGTTTGCATTCTAAAAGTACATATCGTATTATTGTGTTATGGTTACTATGGAGGGCATATGAGCAACCTACGAAAATATCGAGAGTCACTGAATATCTCTCAAACAACACTTGCTAAGGCAGTTGGATGCACACAGGGAGCTATCGGACATTGGGAATCTGGTCGTCGCTTCCCAGACCTTAAAACATGCCGTGCTCTTGTTGAGTGCCTAAACAAGTTAGGCGCAAAAGTCAGTCTTGATGACGTGTTCCCGCCGGAACACAAAGCTGCTTAATAAGCGGGTCCGCTCTTTGTAACAACGGACATTCGTCCTACGTCGCTGAAAAGCGAGTCCCAATATATCTGACCAACTAAGGCCATATGCGTTTCCACGCATACCTTTCAACTAACTATTCACTATTGGAAATATTAAGAAATGACACAAGCAAGTTACAGCAAGCCAACACAGCGAGAAATTGATCGCGCAGAAACAGATTTACTCATCAACCTGTCAACGCTTACCCAGCGCGGTCTGGCAAAGATGATTGGCTGTCATGAATCGAAGATAAGCAGAACGGACTGGAGATTTATTGCTTCGGTCTTGTGTGCTTTCGGAATGGCATCAGACATCAGTCCGATTAGCAGGGCTTTTAAGTATGCGCTTGATGAAATCACAAAGAAAAAATCCCCGGCCGCCACCGAGGATTTTAAGCAAATTGATATGCAATTCTGAGGGAATTACTGGATCAATCCACAGGAGTAATTATGACAAAACGTCGTAAGAAATACCAGGAAAAAGAAGAGATTCGACACCCTGATTCACCTGAGGGATTAGTGGTAGCCGCAGCAAATAACAGGGCGTTCGCAGAGCGCCTTGTTGGTGTTTACAGACTAGCCAAAGCAGGAGTGAAACATGGGCGTCGTTAAGTTAGCTGATTACAGGCCTCAACTGGAGGTCGTGGAGCATCGCGTGGCAGAACTCGAAGATGGCTACACTCGGACTGCAAACACACTGTTAGAAGCCGCCATGCTTTCTGGACTTACTCTACATCAGTTACTGATTGTTATGGCTGTGTGGCGCAAGACATACGGTTACAACAAAAAAATAGATTGGATCGGAAACGAACAGTTCGCTGAACTCACTGGCATGGCACCAACCAAATGCTCTACCGCCAAAAACGAGCTTATCAGAATGGGAGTTCTCATTCAGGTGGGGCGTCAAGTTGGTATGAATACAAACATTTCCGAGTGGAAAACGAAAGTTAACGGATTCGGTAAAACATTTACCAATTCGGTAAAACAAACCTTCACCAAATCGGTAAAAAGCAATTTACCGAATCAGTCAAACACAAAAGACAATATACAAAAGACAATAAATACAAATACCCCCTTACCCCCTAACGGGGGCGGCGATGGGCAGGTTAAACCTGAACGTCGCAAGGCAGAACGAATCGACTATGAATCCTTCCTGAACGCCTACAACACCGAAGTCGGTGACAGACTGCCACACGCTGTTGCGGTCAACGAGAAACGCAAACGCCGCCTGAAGAAAATCATCCCGCAACTGAAAACGCCAAACGTGGACGGTTTCAGAGCGTATGTCAGGGCGTTTGTGCATCAGGCCAAGCCGTTTTACTTCGGAGACAACGACACGGGCTGGACAGCTGATTTTGATTACCTGCTGAGGGAAGATTCGTTAACTGGAGTACGGGAAGGGAAGTTTGCAGACAGGGGGATTGCATGAGACAGGATATCGAAGCGAGCGTTATCGGTGGCTTGCTGATTGGTGGATTAACACCAACCGCCAGCGACGTTCTGGCAACGCTGGAGCCGGAAGCGTTTTCAATTCCGCTCTACCGGAAAGCCTTCGAGGTTATCCGCAAGCAGGCGCGAAACAGAAACCTAATCGACGCGCTGATGGTTGCCGAGGCGTGCGGAGAGGAGCATTTCACGTCAATCCTGATGACCAGCAAAAACTGCCCGAGTGCCGCAAACCTGAAGGGATATGCCGGAATGGTCGCGGATAACTATCACCGCCGTCTGGTGCTGGAAATCATGGATGAAATGCGTGAACCAATTCAGAGCGGAACCATCGACGCATCGAGTCAGGCGATGGATGAACTTGTAAAGCGTCTTTCAGCCATCAGAAAGCCCCGTGACGAGGTAAAACCTGTACGGTTAGGGGAAATCATTACTGACTACACTGACACGCTTGACAGGCGTCTGAGGAACGGAGAAGAGTCCGATACCCTGAAGACCGGAATCGAAGAACTTGATGCCATCACCGGAGGGATGAACGCGGAAGATCTGGTGATAATCGCCGCTCGTCCTGGTATGGGGAAAACCGAACTGGCGCTGAAGATTGCCGAAGGCGTGGCAAGCCGCGTTATTCCTGGTTCTGACGTCCGGCGCGGAGTGTTGATTTTCTCGATGGAAATGAGCGCATTGCAGATTGCAGAGCGAAGCATTGCCAACGCCGGGAGGATGTCGGTTAGCGTACTGCGAAATCCTGCATCGATGGATGACGAAGGCTGGGCGCGTGTTGCTAACGGCATGAGTCAGCTTGCAGATTTGGATGTATGGGTAGTCGATGCCTCGCGGTTATCGGTAGAAGAAATTCGCTCAATCGCAGAGCGGCACAAACAGGAAAATCCAAACCTCTCACTCATCATGGCGGATTATCTTGGCCTGATTGAGAAGCCGAAAGCAGACCGCAACGACCTCGCAATTGCTCACATCTCAGGAAGCCTTAAGGCGATGGCGAAAGACCTGAAAACGCCAGTTATCTCCCTGAGTCAGCTTTCGCGCGATGTTGAGAAGCGACCAAACAAACGCCCGACAAACGCAGATTTGCGTGATTCAGGAAGCATTGAGCAGGACGCAGACTCAATCATCATGCTCTATCGGGAAGCGGTATATGACGAGAACAGTAGCGCCGCGCCATTTGCTGAAATCATCGTGACGAAAAACCGTTTTGGCTCGCTTGGTACGGTTTACCAGCGGTTCTGTAACGGACACTTTGTTGCATGTGACCAGGATGAAGCCAGACAGATTTGCACAGCATCAAATGCACCCGCTGCACGTGGCAGACGATATGCACAAGGGGCTGACGTATGACCATCTACATCACTGAGCTAATAACAGGCCTGCTGGTAATCGCAGGCCTTTTTATTTGGGGGAGAGGGAAGTCATGAAAAAACTGACCTTTGAAATTCGATCTCCAGCACATCAGCAAAACGCTATTCACGCAGTACAGCAAATCCTTCCAGACCCAACCAAACCAATCGTAGTAACCATTCAGGAACGCAACCGCAGCTTAGACCAAAACAGGAAGCTATGGGCCTGCTTAGGTGACGTCTCTCGTCAGGTTGAATGGCATGGTCGCTGGCTGGATGCAGAAAGCTGGAAGTGTGTGTTTACCGCAGCATTAAAGCAGCAAGACGTTGTTCCTAACCTTGCCGGGAATGGCTTTGTGGTAATAGGCCAGTCAACCAGCAGGATGCGTGTAAGCGAATTTGCGGAGCTATTAGAGCTTATACAGGCATTTGGTACAGAGCATGGCGTTAAGTGGTCAGACGAAGCGCGACTGGCTCTGGAGTGGAAAGCGCGATGGGGAGATCGGGCTGCATGACTATCAAATCAAATACGCCAGCACACGACAAGGACTGCTGGCAAACGCCGCTTTGGCTTTTTGATGCGCTGGATATTGAGTTTGGATTCTGGCTGGATTCAGCTGCGAGCGACAAAAACGCTCT